GCGGTGTGGCAGCGCGAGCGGGACGGTGGTCATGGCCCGGCCGCCCGGTCCGCCAGGGCCTCGATCTGTGCGACGAAGCGCGGCTCTTCGTCGTCGAGCGCCTGGCCGCCGTCGTTGTGGCCGGCCTGGGTGGACGTGCCGAACTCGAGGATGTTGCCGAGCGGACCCTGAGTGCGGCCCTTGTCCGGCCCGATCTCGGCCTCGACGACCCCGGGCGCGGTGGCGACGTCGTAGGAGATCGAGGCGGGGTACAGGCGGGCGTGGGCGCCGGCCGAGGCCCGCGCGTTGGCCTGCCACCCGGTCTTGATGTTCTGGGCGCCGCGCTTCACGATCGCCGCGCCGTCGCGCTCGATGACGGCGCCGCTCGCCGCGATCACCTCGGCGAGGGCCTCCAGCTCGGTCAGGTCGATCACGCTGCCTCCCTGTCCTCCGCGTAGATCCGCCAGGCGCTCGCCAGGCTGCCGAACTGCCGCCCGGTGACGTAGAGGGTCGTGCTGGTCAGGCGCGGGTCCGATGCGGCGAGGAACAGCAGCTGATCACCAGGCTTGATGACCTGATCTGCCGGCAGGCTCGCCGACCAGGGGATGGCGACCTCGTAGACGCGCAGCTGGAGTTCCTGCTCCCCGGCCTCCGTTGCGGTTCCAACAGCCCTGCTCACCGACTTGACCCGGCAGGTGCCCTCGTACAGCACCAGTTCCGCCCCGGGCGTCTCGCCGCCCGTCGACTGGTCGAAGACGGGCAGAGAGGGCCGGTGGATCCGTACGACGTCTCCGGCCGCCGTCATCAGGCCCTCGTGCGCGGCACGGGCCTGCGCGAGCAGCGCGGTCAGGTCAGCCACTGGCGCTCACCACCCAAACGTCCGGCACTCGCCCGAGGGCCTTGTCGAGCGCGGTCTGCTCGCCCGGCAGCAGGTCACCCGCCGTCTGGACCTGCTCGGCCGCGTAGGTGACCTGGTAGTCGTCGATCTGCTGCGACCGGATCCCCACGTCCATCCCCCGGGCCGTGTTGGCGAGCCGGTCAGCGACCGCGCAGACCAGCTCGACGACACCGTCGGGGACCGGGTCCCAGCCGCGCCTGTAGACGACTTCGATGTCCTCCGGGCAGTGCCGCGGCAGCAGCAGATCGGTGCCGGTCCACTGCCAGCCGTCCAGCGGCGTGGTCGTACCGTCGCAGGCCACCACGGATACGGACTGCACCTCCATGACCGGCGGCGCAGGTAGCTGCACGCGCCGACCGTCCGCCCGCAGCCGGATGGTGACCACGCTGGGAGTGATGGGCTGGCCGGCCGCGCGCCGGATTCGCACCGACGCGCGGGCCAACTCCACGGTGGCCGTGTCCCCAAGGGTGTAGCCGTACCCGGTGGCGTCCTCGGGAGTGGCCAGAGGGTCGAGCGCCACGGTGGCCTCCTTACGCGGGCGGCGGGGTGCCGTACTTCGCGACGAGGTCGACCTTGGTCATGGCCTCGGCGTCCTCGGCTGTGGCGCCGCACACGACGGCCCAGCCCACCCACTCCGACTTGTTCGCGTTCTGCGCCGGCTGGGTGAGCGGCGGCCCGGGGACCGGGCCCGTCGTCGGCTCCTGGTCGATGTACGGGCTGCCGTCGGCGTTGACCCGGCGGATCTGGCCCTTCTCCAGGCGCTGCGCGATGTGGCTGGGCACCGGCAGGTCCATCTTGATGACCGTGCCGGCCTCGCCCTGGACGTGGATCGACTCGGCCATCAGGTGTTCCTCGGCATCCGGATCGCGGTCAGGGTGGCGGTCTGGCTGGTCTCCACGATCAGAGACCCGTCGGACTGAAGGAACCGCCCGGACTCGAACGGGCCGAGCAGCACGTCGCCGTTGGTGGCGACGGCGACGGTCAGGTCGCCCATGCCCGCGGCGAGCGCCGGCGGGTTCGCTCCGGCCTTCACGACGACGTTGCCCGCGGTGGTGAACACCGCGCGCAGCATGGTCTGCTCCGGGTACGAGCTGGCGATCTGGCCGCCGTTGCCGGCGCCGGACGAGACGGACGTGCCCGCCGGGGTGGTGATGCTGGCGTTGGGCAGCAGCTTGCTGTACGGGACTGCGGTGCGTGCCATGGTGCAGTGCCTCCGATCAGGCCGGGTCGATGTACGCGACAGCCAGGCCGTCGGGGCGCACGAGCTTCGCGCCGTAGACCGCCAGGCCCTTGATGGCGTCGCCGAATCCCTTCTCAGGGCGGAACGCCTCGGTCTCCGAGATCTGCTCGGCGAAGGTGACCGCCGCGGAGGTGCCCGCGCTGATGACCTGGGTGTCGCCGGACGGGTTCGGGGTGTTGTTGGACTCGTAGATGGTGAAGCCGGCCGCCCGGCCCACGACCGCGTTGCGCAGCGCCTCGTCGGTCCCGGCCTCGTTGGCCTTGATGAACCGCGGGTCCAGCAGCAGCGAGGCCATCATCTCCGGCGACGCGACGCACCAACGGCCCGCGGTGGGCACGTTGGCCTTGGTCAGGCGGGTGCGCAGCGGCACGAGCACCTTGTCGTAGGCGTCGGTCGGGGTGGTGTGGATGTCGACCGGGGCGCCGGTCGAGCCGATCGTGTTGGCGGTGACGACGCCGGTGTAGAAGCTGGCGAGGTACTGGTCGACCTGGTCGGCCAGCTTGTAGGAGGCGCGGCTCATGGCCTCGCTCATCACGTCGCCCTTGGCCTGCCGCTTGTCGACGTCGTCGACCTTGAAGGCGAAGTACTTCTGCTGGTCGATCGTCAGCACGCGCTGCGCGTCGGTCAGTTCCTCGGGCTCGACCGAGGTGACGTTCGGGACGTAGTCGCCGATCGTCGGGTCGGAGATCGAGGTGATGCGGACGGTGTCGCCGGCGGCGGCGATGTCGCCCTCGTAGTCGCGGTTGATCATTCCCGGGCCGCCGTAAACGAGGGCCTTGCGCCAGTTGACCAGGAGTGTGGCGCTCCAGATCTCCGGCTTGAAACGCTTGATGGACACGGCGGTCCCCTTCCGTTACTCGTTGAGGTAGTCGCGTAGCTGGCCCTTTTGGCGGGCCGCCTCGATCTGCTCGGCGCTCATCCCCTCGAGGTCTTTCTTGCCGAGCTGCTTCACGCCGCCGGACCCCTTGCGGGCGCCGCCGTCGCCGGTGCCCTGGAAGCGCTGCGGCTTGCCCGCGGCTGCCAGGTAGGGGCGCTCTTTCAGGAGGTTGTCGATCGCCTCGGCGATGTCGTCCTCGTCGGCCTGGCCGTCCTCGTCGACCTCGAACTGGGTCAGGTCGAGGAAGGCGAGGGCGTCCTTGGGGTTGGCGAGCTTCCCGGCGGCGGCCGCGCGCACCTCGCTGCGGACGATCCGCTGGTTGGCGCGGTTGGTGGCCGCCCTGTCGGCCTCGGCGCGGATCTGGTCCGCGTCCTTGTCTCCCGCGCCACCGGACTTGAGCTGGTCGCGTTCGCCCTCTGCGGCCTTGCGCCGCTCGCGCTCCGTCTTCAGCTTGGCCTTCATGCGGTCGAGGGCCTGCTTGCCCTTGTCGCCGAGGTCGGTGGCGCCCTCGTCGTCGTCCTGGTCGTCGTCGTCTTCACCGTCCTTGCTGGTGTCGTCGCCGTCGTCCTGGTCGTCGTCCTTGTCCTCGTCGTCCTGGTCGTCGTCCTCGGCGCCGCCGAGGATGGGCCAGATCGGGTACAGCTCGTCGGGGTCCTCGCCGGTGCGGGCCTTGCGCCAGCCGAGGGCGAGCACGCCGGTGCGGGCGTGACGGGGCAGGGTGGTGGTGTGCATTCGCTCTCCCGTTGCAGGAGTCGGTGACCGCGCCTTGCGCGCAGGTCAGGTCAGGTAGCCGAAGCGGCGCAGCATCTCCAGCGCCTGCTCGAAGCTGTCGGCCTGCCGGTAGATCTCCTCCGGCAGCAGCCGCGGGGTCCGCAGGCGGAACGCCTGGGGGGTCGTGTCGCCGCGGGCGACTGCGCGGCGCCGCTCGGCGCGGTAGAACGCACCGCGGCGGGTCGTGGAGTCGCGGGTGGCGCGCAGCGTCCGGCCGTAGGAGGTGGCGGTGTAGACGCCGCGGCGGGCGTTGACCACTGACGTGATGCTCGCGCCGTCGCGGATGGCCCGGGCGCCGCCGATGGTGAACAGCCGGTCCTGCTCGGCGCGGGACAGGCCGCGGAAGTACGCGTCGGCGTCCACCCGGTCCGGCCTCCCGCTGCCGCCCTCGGCCACGGGGACGTTGCGGCACTGGCAGCACGGGTGCCGCAGGAAGGCGGTGCTGATGTGGTAGATCTCGCCAGCGAGGATCGCGCAGCGGGCGCAGCCGCGGCCGCCCATCGTCCGCACGTAGGTGTGCACCCGGGGGCTGGCGTGCATCGCGATTCCCTCGCCGCCCCGGCCGGCGTCGCCGACCTCGGTGGCCAGGTACATCGACAGCAGGTTCCCGCCGAGGTCGAGGGCGTCGCCCACGGGCAGGCCGCGGCCGATGCCCTCCTTCGTGGTGATGATCGTGCGCAGCAGCAGAGTGTCGAGCGGCCGGCCGTCCGCCGCCCATCCGGCCAGGGCCTCCGGTACGACGCGGCCTTGCGGGTCGGGGTCGACGCCCTGAGCACGGACCGCCCGGTCCACGTAGTCGGCGCCGTCGGCCGCGGCTGCGGTCTGCCCGGCGGCGAGCAGGGCGACCAGGCGAGGGCTGATGCGCCGCCACGAGCCGGACAGGTCGTCTGCGTCGAGGCTGGCCCATTCCCGGGCGCCGGCCCGCACCGCGCTGGCGACGATGCGTTGCTGTCGGCCGGCGTGCTGGTCCGCGACGCCGTTGACGTCGGTCACGACCCGGCCGCCGGGGCGGGCTCGCCCTGCGGCTTCTGCTCGATGGCCGGCGGCCCGCCGCCCATGATCGCCGAGATCGGGTCAAGCTCGGCCTCTCGTTCCTTCATGAGCATCAGGTCGGCGACCTCGGTGGGCGTCAGGCCGAACCGCAGGGCCAGGAACTCGAACGGGAAGCCGATCTGCTTCAGCTTCAGCAGGCTGTCGGTGAGCTGGGCGATGTTGCGGGACTGGGTGTCCGCCCACAGCACGCTGCCGCCGCGCAGCGCGCTGGCCTTGCTGTCCTCGCCACGGGCCAAGGCGATCAGCTCGAACACCTCGCGCAGCGCCTGACCGAACCACAGTTGCTTCTCCTGCGCGCGCTTCACCAGGCCGGTCTCCGCCGCGATCAGAGCGTCGCCGGACAGGTTCGCCATCTTCCCGACGAGATAGTGCTGCGGCGTGCGGGTCTGGGCGGCAATGTGTCCGACGGCGATCTCGATCACGTCGGTGTAGGCGGTGAGATCCGCCGCGTCCCACGCGTTGATCTTGGCCTCGGGGTTCTCCAGCCACAGGATCCGCTCGGTGACGAACTTCTTGAGGTCGACCGGCTTCTCGCCGACCTTCTGCCCGTTCGCGTCGAGGATCGGGATCTTCGGCAGTTCGGCGCCGGTGATGATCCGCTGCTTCAGCGAGGCGTAGTCCGCCGCGGTGAAGCACATCATCCACAGCAGGTTGATCGCGTCCTGCATGGAGATCACGCCGGAGACGTCGGAGATCGGCTCGGCGGCGAGTAGCGGCCTGTTCGGCAGCTCGACCATGGCGACCTTGCCCATGGGGTTGGGCTGCGGGTTCGGCTCCTTTTCCTTCTCCATGTCGCGCGGCGCCCACTCGCGGACCGCCTCGTCGGCCTCCGCCAGCTGCGGACTCTTCTTCTTCGCGTTCGACAGCGGCCGCTCGAACTTCCAGACCTCGTCCGGCAGGTACAGCGTCGCGAACTCCTTGAAGCCGTCCTGCCAGTGCTTCAGCGCCGCCCGGCGCTTGCGGCGCGAGCCCGGTTCGTACAGCACGATCGCCGTGCTGGCGTCCTCGAACGTCACACACGGGGTGTCCTCGTCGTCCGGGTCGCCCCAGACCAGCACGAAGCACCGGCCGGCGTTGCCCGCCCCGAGGAAGCCCAGCTGCGAGTCCGCGTCGAGGCCGTTGCGCTGCCACACGCCCCACAGGTCGGTGTCGGCCTTGTCCTGCCCGACCGCCTTCACACCGGTCACCGTGAGCCGCTCGACGGGGCTGTCGGCCACCGGCTGGACCCAGTTGTCGGAGAAGCCCTTGTAGCGCTCCCCGGCGTACTTACGGAACTCGTCGGACGCGAACACCAGCGGGTGCTTGCCCCGGTAGTAGTCGTCGTGCCGCAGCGCGATTCCAGACCTGATGGCCAGCTCGGCGGAGAGGATGTCGACCAGGCGGCGGGCCTGCTCTTCTGTCGCCACGGGCACCCCCTTTCAGCCGGTGTAGGTGAAGTACTTCGGCGGCGGCTTCATGGCGCCGGCGGCGATGGCGTCGCGGCGGGCTTCCCAGGACAGGCAGCCGGCCATCGCGCCGTCCATGGACAGCGGCGACTGGTGCCGCTCCTTCTCGATGACCCACAGCGGTTGGCCCTGCTCGTCGAGCATCTTCAGGACCCGCTTGCGGGCGTTGGCCACGTGCCGGGCGTACACGGCGTCGCCGGAGTGCGTCAGCTCCCCGGATGTCATGGCGCCCTGGTAGGCGCGCAGGCTGTAGGCCATGGCCTTCGGGCGGTTAGTCCACCACTCGGTGATCCGGTCGCCCCAGCGGCCCGCCCACCGGCTGATCATGCCTTCCCAGTACGGAGGGTCGAGGTAGGCCCGGACGACGTCCCACGTAGCGAACGCCTCCATCAAGACGGCGTCGACCTCGTGCTCGGGGCACTCCCAGCCTTCGCCGCCAGGATCGTTGGCGCCCGGCGGGCACTCCCAGATCCCGAGCGGCCACTGGAAGCCGGTGGTCAGGTGCGTGGCGATCAGCGCGGTGGCGTCCCGGAATTGGGCGCCGTCGAACCCGATGGTGATCCGCTCGCCCTTGCCGGGGATCGGCTGGCTGGGTCGGGCAAGCTCCGTCCAGCGGGCGACGTCGAACGCCTGGCGGCCGGCCTGGACGCGCCGGTTGAGCCAGACGCGCTCCCAGTACGCCCGGTCGGTGTCCGGCGCGTTGTAGAGGCCGACGATCGCGTCGACCTGGCCCTCGAAGTCGGGCCAGGCCGCGATCGACGGGCCGGACGCCTCGCGCACCGCGGCGCGGATCTGCTCGTCGTCAGAGAGGTCTTCGCCTGGCCGCGGGGTGGCCTCGCGGTGGAAGAAGAACAGGGTGCGGTCCCGGCTCTTACCGGCGTTGACCAGCTCGGCGAACTCGTGCGTCCCCTGGGCGACGCTGTCCTCGCCGGGCGTGTACGTCGTCGTCGTCTCCAGCGACCACGGGTCGAAGAGCATGATCTTCGGGATGTTCGCCAGCATCGTCTGATGCGCCTCGCGGTGCCGCGGCAGCGTGAAGCGGTGCGTCTCGTCGAAGTGCTGGAACGTGGTCCTGGCACCGTCCCGGCTGTCGGGCGAGGATGCCAGCGGTACGGCCTTGCCCGAGCCGCCCCACCGCATGATGCGGTCGAGGCCCGGGTCGAACAGGTCAGCGTCGTCGCCTTCGGTGATCATCACGTATAGCGCGGCGTAGGCCAGTTCCTCGGTCTGCTCCTCGGTGTAGGCCACCATCGGGATGTACGGGTCCGAGACTGGCACGCCCACCGGCTCGCCGGCCGCATCGAAGCCGTCGCACCTGACCGGCCCGTCCGGATGTAGCTCGGCGAACGCGACCGCGGCCGCCAGCTCGGTCTTCGCCGTGCCCTTCCGCACGGACAGCCCGGCGCGCTTGAACCGGCGCTTCCCAGCCCGCTGGTGCCCTTGCGGGAAGACCTCGTACCAGCGGTAGATCAGTGCACGCTTCTCCGGGTCCAGGACGTACGGCTTGCCCCGCAGGGCACCCGGTCCGTGCACAGCCCGTTCTTCGATCAGGTCGCAGATCTGCGGGCCGAGCGTCGGCCACGGCTCCTGGTCGGGAGCCGGGACCATCAGGACGCCCATGCTGTCACTCCACTACGTGCAGCGCGGCCCGGGGATCGTCCGGCCGCCGGCCAGTCGACGCCGGGCGACGCCGGGGTCGCTCCGCCGTGCCCTCGCCGTCCTCCACCTTCCAGCGCAGGCGAAGCATGGCCAGCGGGGTCAGGCCGATGCGGTCGCCCAACTGGCGCGCTTCCTTCGCCGCGTCGAGATCGCCCTGCTCAGCGCGTGCCTTCCAGCGCACGTACTGGGCGACCTCGCGAGTCCAACCGCAGCGCTCCCACTCGACGGCCTGCGGCAGCCTCCACAGGTCTGTCCACAGCTCGGCCTCGACGCGGTCCTGTGCTGCGAGCTGCGCGGTGAGGATCACGGCGGCCTCGCGTGCCGCATCACCTTTGCGCTGCGCAGCGGTGCGGGCGCGTCCCTTCAGCTCAGGTTCCGCCAGGGCCAGCTCCAGATCGTCCGCCGAGCGCTGCGCGGAGTCCCGTTTGGTCGACAGGACGATGTCCGGCAGCAGAGGCCATGCCGGCGGCGCCCCCTGGCGGCCTGCGGCAGGTAGTTCGACCATCGGCACGGTGGCGTTGCGCCGCCGCGCGGTCGGCTTCGGGGCAGGCCCCATTCCGGGCATGCCGATCACCCCCACGGTGCCGTTGCGGCACGTCGGCTGCCCAGCCGTTGCAGCCGGGCGCGGTTACGGTGTGTCACTGGATCATGGGATATGCCGCTCCCAGACCCGTACAGGGAGAAATCTCCCTCCCCGGCGGTCCGCCAGAGATCACGCTGAGGGGGTCACCCCCCAGGGTGCTGTCACTCAGCGTGGTGATCGCCGTCCGGCTGGTACGACCGGCCGGCATCGCCGCTGACCGCGTAGCCGAA